TGCTAATTAGTTAGCAAATAACAAACTAAACCCTGGCTTAACGGCTGGGGTTTTTTTATGCCTAAAAAATAAATTAAAAATATTTTTGCATTTTGTTTGTAGAATTAAAATATTTTTTTAATTTAGCAGTATAAACAAAAACAAATAAAATGGAAAATTTAAAAAAATTATTAAAAGATGGTCAAACTATTATCTTTGATAGCGAACAATTTAATGAGAGAACTCAAACAGATGATTTTAGAAGTGCCGAATGTAGTTTTAGAAATGAAGCGACAAATACTTGGGCAAATGGTTTTGAAATACGATTTAATGGTGCTTTTTTTAAATTTAAAACATTTAATGCTTTTGAGAAAAAACTAAACCAATTAAAGTTTGATTTTAATTTAGATTTAAACGAATTAGAAACAAAAGCAATTAATTAATAATACTAAAACTTTGATTTATATAAAAAAATTAAAGAAGCAGCTAAAGATTTTAAAGATTTAAAAGTTTCAGAAAGACAACTATAAATAAACTAACTAGGGGTCTAACGGCCCCCTTTAAATAACCAACCTATGGACGAAGTATTTGAGCATTTAAACGACTGCATTTATTTAGCCGGTATTTCGGACAATGCGCTGGTCAAAAACAAACTAACAAAAGTTAGAGATTTATTAATTAGAAAAATAGAATTAGAATATGAGGAATTTAGCGGTCAATTATAGAGGCGTTATTTTAGCCATTGAAGGAGAATATTACGAAGGCGAGGAACGCTCGTTTGATTATCCCGGAAGCGGACACGAGTTCGAAATATATCATATTTTTGTAGGCGACGTAGATATATACGATATANTAGANACGTCNACAAATNTATGAGTTGGAAAAATTATGTATTGAAAAAATAAATTTAATTTAGGTTATGAAAAATTTAACAAGTGAAAAAATAGGCAACATTATTATTTTATTTATGGTTGCCGGATTATGGTGGGTAAATACTTTTATAAATTTTAATTGGTATAGTTTTACGGTTATTAGTCTTATGCTAACGCTTCAATGCAATAACGTTTACCGCGATTTTAAAAAGAAATAGTTAGTTTGTTTATGTTTGTAGAAAAGGGCGCTTAAATTGTATTAGGCGCCTTTTTTTGTATATTTGATTTATGCTTACCGATATTAACCAAATTGGTTGCCTAGCAGAATACAAATTTTTTGTTATTTGTATGGAGTTAGGTTTGCAAGTGTCAAAGCCTATTTTGGACGCTAGTGTTTATGACTGTATAATTGACAATGGTAAACGCCTTATTAAGGTTCAAGTTAAGTCTAGGAGCATAAGCGACCGAGGCGACGAAAACGATATGGTACAATGGGGTAATAGTAAATACAAGCCCACAGACTTTGATTATTACGCTATTTATTTACATCAAACAGGCGATTGGTTAATAATGGAAAATAAAAACCAAATAAGTATGCGTTTAAATCAAAAGAATAGAGATAAATTTAATAACTTTGCGTTATTGTTTTCTGCATAATAAACATAAGTTAGTTAATGAAAGGGGCGGTGCTTTAGAGTATCGCCTTTTTTTGTATTTTTACACAAATTAAAGATTATGAAACTAAAGATGTTAAAAAGCGTAGTCGATGGCAATAAAGTTCATAGAAAAAACACTATTGTTGAAGTTGATGGCGCCGTTGCAAAGCACTATTTAGCGGTAGGAATTGCTATTGAATACAAAGAACCTATTGTAAAAGAATTTAAGCAAGAGGTTGAAACAAAAGAAAACAAAGCCCCTAGAAAGCGTAGAACCAAAAAAAAATAAACTATGCGCCAAATCAAAGTAAATAGTATTTTAGGAAACGAAATAATAACCGTTGCCGACGTCAAACGATATTTAAGAATTGACACCGACGAAGACGATTCATTACTTGTTGATATGATTACTCAAGCGCGTATATGGTGCGAAAATTATATTTCAAGGGATATTATATCAAAAAATAGAACTTATTATTTAGAGGACACTAACGGCTTATTTGATTTACCTTTTGCGCCGATTGCAAGTGTTAGCACCGTAACCGTAGAAGGCGAAGCTGCAACGTTTACCGAATATGGTTTAGACGATATAAGTATTGAGTTAAATGGTGGGCCTAGTGGCAATGTTAAAGTTACATATATAACCGCGGGATTAAACGATGGTTTAATAAAGCAATCTCTTATGCAAATGGTTTCTAATTATTATGATAATAGAGCGGATTTTGTAACGGGTACTATTGTTTCGGATATACCTACGAATGTAAAAAGNATATTAAGCGGTTATAAAACAATGTTTATTTAATGCAATCGGGAAAACTAAATAATAGGGTAACGGTTAAAAAAACAACGCGCGTTCAAGACGAGTTTGGAGGTTGGCAAAATACAGCTGATTTTTCCGTAACATATTGGGCTGATGTAAAACAAATCTCCGGAGAAATAAGTCAAGATAATGGCAAAAGGTCATTGGAGTTGCAAGTTGAAATAACAATGCGTAAAAAAACCGCCGATAATATTAACATTGGCGATATATTAACCATTGGTAGTAATAATGCCGAATATAGGATAAACTCTAAATTTGATAGTGTTGAAAGTTATTACACCGAAATAAAAGCAACTAAAATTGATTAACGCTAAAATTGACCAAAAAGATTTAGCTAAGTTGGCTAGAAAAATGGAGGCGCTAAAAAAAATTAGTAAGCAAGAAATGAGCAATGAACTTGGTAGAACGGCTTTTGATATTTCTAGGTTGGCAAAACGTAGCGCACCGGTCGATAAAAGTAATTTGCGTAGTTTAATTGGTGTAAAACCAATAAATACAAATCAAATAGAAATATTTAGCAACGCTATATATAGCGCCTACGTTGAGTTTGGAACGGGGGCTAGAGTAAGTTTAAACGATATGCTAAAGCTAGGCATACCCGAAAGCTATGCGGCGCAATTTAAAGGTAAAGGTATTAAGGACGTAAATTTGCCGGCAAGACCTTATTTTTTTAGCAGCGCTAGAACGGGATTGCAAAATTTATTGCAAAGGTTGGATAATAAAATAAAAAAAGCTACAAAATAATGTTAGAAGCTATACACTACTTACGCAAAGCGATAATTGAAAGGTTAAATGGCGAGGTTCTTTTAAGCAATAAAGCGCTTCCTNTTTANAATAGAGTTCCAAGNGATGCCGTAGCGCCTTACATTATNGTTTATAGCGTTTCTAATAACGAAATAGACCAAAACCAAAGTAGTTTAACAATGGAATTATTAACGCGCGTAGAAGTCGTTACTAGGTTTATGGGGGATAATGGAGGGGAGTTATATTGCAACTTGGCAATTTCTAAAATATTATCTTTGCTAAGAACTAGGTCGGCTGATTATTTAGATTTATCGGAGTATGGTTTTAAGGTTTATACAACGGTAAACGAAGGCGTTACATATTTAACAAACGATTTAAAAGACCACACTTATTATAGGGCGGTTTTAGAGTTGTCAAATAGAGTAGAACCATTGGGTACGACTAGAGGTTTGCAAAGTGAAATTGAAACAGAATTACAAAGCTAAGAAATGAGTAAAATAACTTACACCGACAAAGTAGATAACGTAATAAGCGCGTTGCCTAATATTAATAAATTAAAGGCGGCCGACCTAAACGAAATAAAGGAAAGCGTAAATGCTATTTATGACGATAAAGGTGGGTTTGCTAATTACGAAGACTTAGCAACGATTACAACGCCAATAGTTTTAACTGCTAACGTCTGGACAAATATAACCAACGATAAACAAGGCGAACACACAACGGAAGTATATAAGCCGAGTTATGTAACCGGTAGTTTATGGAATAGTGCCAGTTCTAAAATTGATTTTACGGAAGTCCCTATTGGTAAAGTAGTTCTTTTAAAAGTTGATTTTCAAATTGTACAAACTTCTAATAACACTATTTTAGATTGCCAAATTATCGGAGGCGGCCATACAATGCAAATATTAACTACTGAAATGAAATCGCAAAACGACGACCACCATTATAGCGTTACAAATATGGTTTGGGTCGAAGATGCGGCAATGCAAACGGCTGGAATGAATGTACAACTAAGAACTAGCAATAATTCTCAAGTTGAGGTTCACAATATAATGGTTACAATATTATAAAAAATGACACTTGACAATAAAATATCATTCATAAGCGGTTTTACATTTACGGCNTTATCTACAATTAATATTATGGGAATAGCACAAGCGGCACTNGTNGGCCTTGTGGGTGGTTTTTTTGGTTTATTAGGNAAAGANTTGTACTATTATNTAAAGTCAAGGTTTNATGGGAGAAAGTCTACCTAAATTAAATGACGAAAGCGGCATATCTATAAATATAAAATGGCTTGTACAAATAATTATATTGGTAGGTAGTGCGGTTTTATTATACACTCATTTAGAAGGTAGAATAGCGGAAACGGAAAACGAAATTCAAGGATTAAGATATAATCAAAACACTTATGTATTCCCCGATATTAGAATACTAGAAGATGAGATATTGGATTACAAGTTGGAACGCGAGAGGGTAAAAAAAGATTTAAAAAGAATAAATGAAATACTTAGTGAACATAATCATTAAAAGTTATATCTACTTTTTAATAGGTTTATGGGCTATTAGCACCGTATTTGCACTACTTAAATTGTCAAAAATATTATGAAGCATTTTAATATAAGCGAGTTCGATTCCCCCGACGTTATAGGTAGTGGGGAAATAATGAACAAAGAGTTTTTAAATATGTTAGATAAAGCTAGAGAATTAGCCGATACTCCTTTTAAAATTACTAGCGGCGTAAGGTCTGAGGCTCATAATAAAAAGGTTGGGGGAGTTTCTAATTCGTCTCATATTTTAGGCTATGCGGCAGATGTAGCGTGTAATGATAGCGTTAGTAGATTTAAAATATTAAGCGCGTTAATTAAAGCGGGATTTAATAGGATAGGAATTGCCGATACATTTATTCATATTGACAATGACCCGGGCAAATCCGAAAATGTTATTTGGACTTATTAAATTTATATTATGTTAAAAGCTATTTTAAGCCTATTTGGAGGCGGAAAAGGACAATCAATAGGTAGTTTAGCCAAAGATATAAGGGAAGCCGTTAAAGGCAAGGAAATAGACCCTAAAGAGGCTTTAGAACTTATTAAGATACAAAACGAGGTTAATAAACTTGAGGCGCAGCATAGAAGCGTGTTTGTTTCCGGTTGGCGTCCTTTTATTGGTTGGATTTGTGGTATTGCTTTAGCTTATAATTTTATAATAAGGGATATTATATCTTGGTTCGCGCCTAATGCTTTGCCGCCGGCTTTACAAATGGAACATTTAATGACCGTACTTTTGGGAATGTTAGGTTTGGGCGGTTTAAGGACTTATGAAAAACTAAAAGACAAGACCAAATAAGTCTAAGGTTAAATCATTAAATTTGTACAAAATCATTTTTAATGGGATTAGATTTATTTAACACTACCGTTTTAAGCACCTACGATTCACTTATAAAAGTAGGGGACAACGATACACTTACAGGAACACCTAAATTATTAAGCGATGGGCGCGGAAACGATACGCCTATTTGGTTAGGCACCAATTCTTTAGGGGTTGGTATAACGCCGGAAAGCGGTTATACTTTTCAAGTTTCCGGACTTACTAAATTATCTACGGTAATAATAACCAGTAATGTAACGGCTAACTCATTTATAAAAAGCGGAGGTTTAAGCAGCCAATTCTTAAAAGCTGATGGTAGCGTAGACTCAAATACATACCAAAACACAAACCAAAAAGGTTTAGCTAACGGTTATGCGCCTTTAGATAGTGGCGCAAAAATATCGGAAGCATATTTACCAGACTCTATTGTTGGTCAATTAGAATATCAAGGCACTTGGAACGCTAGTACTAACACGCCAACTTTGCCTAGCGCTAGTACGGTTAAAGGTCATTACTACGTTGTAAATGTAGCTGGAACTTACAATACCATTGAATATGCTGTTGGGGATTGGGTTATTTCTAACGGAACGTCTTGGGAAAAGGTAGATAACACCGATGCGGTTACAACGGTATTTGGTAGATTAGGTGCTATTGTAGCTAATCAAAACGATTATAGTAGTTTTTACCACCCTTTAGATGGAGACTTAGACGCTAATGCTAGTACGGCAACTACTTTACAAACTGCTAGGTTTATTAATGGCACCTATTTTGATGGAAGCGCCAATATTACTACTTCTATTTGGGGTACGGCTAGAAATATTACAATAGGAGATACGGTCAAATCA